GTAAGAGTATATTTTTTTTCCAACAAAACCTTCGAAGGTTGCTAATGTTTCTCTCTCCCCAGGATCGTTCGCCATATCGCTTGGAAAATTTATGGTTTTTTTAAAAACTTTTCCCAAGTTGGTTTCTTCTTCATTTGGATCTCCAGCAATACTTATGAACACTCCGTCTGATTGTTCATCTTTTTTTATGAGCCTTCCAAAAATATTCAGTGTTTCTTCTGCTATTTTTACTGAGTCGCCATTGATAAGTGGGTTTAGATAATATTTAAAATCTGGCTCGGCATTCTCTCCTAAGTCTACAACAGTAGACCCATTATCTCTGACTACTTCTGACCAATAACTAGTTGTTCTCTCAGATAGCATTTCATTATATTCTGACCATCCGTAACCATTTTGTACAATTGTTGATATTAGACTTTTATCCGAGAGCTTCTCCAGCATCCCATGCTCAACAACATCCACAACTTTTTCCGCTACCGTTGTTTTCTGTTTCTTATCGGTACCAACCAACACTGTTCCTGTTGTAAAACCAGTGACATCACTGGCATCTGTGACATCTTCCCAGCTGAAGTCCCCGTCCACTTGAACGTATGCTATTTTCTTACTTTTTCTAGAAAGTTCAAGCCCTAGTGCTAGCATATAATAGCTGAAATCTTCTTCACCAACCTCATGGTCCTCTATTATTTTAATTATTGTTGTTAAATTAGTCCCAGGCTGGAATGGAATAAAGGCAGTTCCATCTTCTGTGTACAACATGCTATCGTTATTTATGTATGCTTCAGCTGCGTTAATGATATTCATCGCTGTATTGTAGTCTTTACCAGTCGCATTTTCTGACGATGCAAGAAATGCAGATATAAGTTCATAAAACGTTTTGTTAATAAATGTTGACTTTCCACCGTACATAAATTTTTCTGTGTCGAAATCAAAGAACTGAGACGCCAATAGAGAAGCGACGCCAATTAAACCCATCACAACACCTGTCGCAACTCCGAATGCACCTCCAGTCATCACTGTAAGTAATAAAAAACCAACAGCGCCGACAGCACCAGCGGTTGCCGTGATTTTCAAGGCTTGATCCCACATGTTTCTGTGTTCTTCATTTGGAGCTAAAGATTTAGCTATACGTATGAGGTTTTTTAACTGTTCATTGGTGATCTGTCCATCTTCTGCGCTCATGTTAGCACCTCAAGTGCAATTCCTATATTCAATGGTATCTTCACGATATCTCCTGCTTCGAATAATGCCTCTGTAGGCTTGTTGTTTAGTTTAGCTAGCACCCACCATAGACGAGGGTCTCCAAGTTCTCTAGCAGACAACCTCCAAAGCCTATCGCCACTTTTCCAGATATAGTCTCGAGTTTGAATTCTGGATAGTTGCTCTTCTGTTGGGTTCTTTAATCTAGGCGTCGTATATTGTTCGATTTCTTTGACACCTCTCTCTTCGAGTATTTTTTCCCACTGCTCATTCTTGTTGATGCCGCGAGTTCTTGAATTGTATCTAGACATATTTATCCTCCATCATATGGAAACTTTGCTTTATCTCCAGTTGTTGGTTTGTTAAATGCCAAATCAACCCTGTGTTGTGGAGTAAAATCTAATGTCGCGTTGTAAACTTTTGGATATAGTTTGCCGGAGTCTGTGAACATTCCCATTTCCAAAACAGGGTCGGCAGACCATGAGCCAATCCATCCCAACAAAAAGTTGTCATACGCATTTTGTTCTTGAATGAGATTCGCAAGTTTAAGCTCAACTAATGGTGCTTTTGACATCACCAACGCATTTAGTTTGGCACCTTCTTGACCTGTAGAGTCGGTATATGAAGGATATAGCATTTTTATTAAATTGTTTATATTGTTCATGTTAACTTTCGCATCAGCTAAGTCATAGGAGACAATATTAAAACCCACATTAATAGTTCTCTTTGTGGACTGAAAAGTTCCGATTGGATCTTGTCTACCATATACAACTTCTTCGCTCCACTGAGAATTGAACTTGTTTCCGAATGAAGTTAGAAATGCCGGAAAAGAAACATTCACGCTCTTGTCTTGCGCTGAGCGTATCTCTAGTATTGCTTTTTTGTTGTCTTTGTACGTATCTCTGAAATTCATTATGTTGCTCCATGAACTTTAGGAAGATAGGATTCTTCCATATATGCATCAAACTCTCGCTCTCCAATCTTGACTTTTAAATTTAAGCCTTCGAAAGAGTTTTGAACATTGGCCATTACATTTGTCTGAGACGCAGAGACTCTTTCTCCTGTGATGCTGGTGGATGTGCCTGCCGTAATTAGAGCTAGGTTTTCAATTGTTGAGCTTACTTTGACATCTTGCGATAATTTTGTCATCTGCCCAACAATGGCAGCGACTGACGCTACTGCGGCTTCATGTGGGCCATTTACGATAGAAGCAGCCGCTTCGGCTGTTCTTGCTTCGAAACCTTTTAGTTTTGCTTCTGCTTCTGCAGTCTTGAAATCGAACTCGCTCGAGCCAAACGCCTGGACCAGCATTGCAATGGCTGCAATCGCAAGACCCACGGCAGCAACAACGCCTATTACTTGAATTGAAATTAGGGCCATACTTCCTGCAAATGCTGCCAGTCCCGGTGCTGAAGCTGCACCAGCGGTTCCTGCAGCCGTCATTCCTGTTGCAGCAACGGAACCACCTAAGCCCACACCAGGCAGTATTACTGCTCCAGCCAGTTTGAGACCGGTCATCAATGCACCACCGGCTTTAAAAATTGGCACCAAAGCCAACATGGCGCCGACAAGTCCTATGATATTTCCTATCATTTCTTTGGTGTCTTTGTCCATTCCTTGGAACAATTTTATCATTCCATCAGCGGCTGCCTCAAGCGTCTCTAGAAAAGGCTGTAAAGACACGGCAATTTCTGCACCGAGCAGTTTGAATTTGTCCAATACCGGTATTGTTTTGGAAACCGCTTCGTCAAGCTTCTTTTGTGCTGCTGTGGATGCGTTTAGTTTCTTCTCGTTCTCATCGTATTCTGATAGCGACATTCCAAATATTCTATTTGCCTCGGCCATATCTGTTATGCCTGCAGCGTTTGCGATTGCTTTCTGACTGAAGCGGTCCATGTCTTGAAAAGCAACGCCTTGAGCTTGGACTGATTCGACCAACATGCGTATACGCTCATCCTCAGTTGCCAACAACATTTCTGTTGTAGATAATTGAGTTCCCAATAAAGCATTTAGTTTACCAGCTCCTTCTGCTGCGCCGGAAAAAGTGTCGAACTTAGAGGCGATATTTAATAACGTTGATGTTTCCACACCAGCAGCTTTGGCGGCTGCGGCGATACCCTTGAATACATCTACCGACTCTCTACCATAAACCATCAATGTTGAAAGAGATGCATTGAAATCTTTTGTAATTTTTGATGCACTGATACCAATCGACTGCCCAGCCATGGCTAGTTCGGTCTGCATTGCAATAGACTCATTGGCGGTCATTCCCAAACCTTGGTTAAAGTTTTGAAATATGGCAGCGGAATCTGCTGTTGCAACACCTAACTTTTCCATTTTGGCAACCGTCAAGCCGATACTTGCTTGTTGCGACTTGGACATTGAGGTAAAATTCGATGTTTGTGAAACCATGGTTCCGATTGCCTCACCCGCGTTGGCCATTGTGATTCCGAAACTATTTCCTTCACGACCCATGTCATAAAGAACTCCTCTAAACTTGTCACCTTGAGCAGTCGACTTTGCGAGAGCAGCTTGAGCATTATCAAAGTTGGTGAACATTTTCGAAGAAATGTCTTTTATGCCATTGAGCATATTGAGCCCGATGTTCCCCATATTAAATATTTTCTTTAAAGACATTTGAAGCGAGTCTGCCGCTAATTTAGATTGTTTCCCACCAGCACTAAAGGCAGCCGACAGTTCAACTAGGCCTCCTAGGGTACTTGTTGAGTATTGATCTGTTATTCCATATAATTTTCCAATACCCTTAGCGACCGTATCCGTCGTTTGTCCATATGCTTCTTGTGCATCTTTTAAATTTTGAGTTTGTTCAAGACCAGTCTGCAGTCTTTTCAATGCCTCGTCTGGCATTAGGCCCGATAGTCTACCTAATGCACCTTCATCGCCCTCCTTGAACTTTTCCATAGCCTCTCTGGCATCGTCGAGTTTCTCTTTGAGATCTACAAGAGAATCATCTTTATACATATCTTCTATTTGTTTTAAAAAGTCTGACTCCAAAAGGGCTTGTTGAGCAGTTGCAGCCGTTGCCATGTCTCCCATGGCTGCTGCTGTTGCCTGAATAACTCTTTTATAGTCATCAGCTTTTTTGACATCGCTATCTGTTATGAAAGAACCAGTACCAGAAGCACCAAGTGCGGCTAGCAACTCTTTCCTTTCTTGATCTTTGAGTCCTTTGATGGCTTTCTTCAAAGCCTCTACTGATATGTCTCCACCTTCTGCACCATCACCCATTTGTAAACCCTCGTATTATGAACTAAATAGTTCAAGTAGCAAAACCCAGAGCGTGTTTATCGCTTCTGGGCTTTCTTCATTTCTTTTGCTTCATCTTCGAACTGCTTCTTCAACCTTTCGATGAACCAAGTTCTCAAACCGATTGGTAGCGAATGAATCTCAGTAAAAGACCATCCACCGAAATGCTTTAAAATAAAGAACCCTTCATAGATGCCTTCCATCGCCTTAGGAGTTAGGCCAAAAAAAGTCGGTCCCGAATGGAACCTGTACCTCCTGCTCGTGAGAGCAATTCTTGCATGTAAGCACTTCAGAAATGTCGATAGACGGAGATGCATGTTTCAAGCACGCTTTAAAATGAGCAGAGTCTGCCATTGGCATGTTATCAACAAATTGGTTTATTACGTCTTGGTCAGTATGTCCCTCAATTGATAATATCATTTCCTTATATTGTTCAGATATTGAGAACTCTTTCTTTTCGTTGATTAATATCTGAGCAATTTTGCTTTCTTCAATTCCATTAGCTAGTCGAAACTTGATATTGAACTTTGAGAACGGTAATGTCGTAACAAACAGTCCATCGTCAGATATCCGAACAGTGTTCTGGTCTTCATTATATCCACCTACAATGGTTGGTTCTCTTAAATCGAACATTATCGTATTGCTGGTTTGACAGTTTGGACATGTCACACGACCTTCATAGTCAAAGCCATATGCCGTTCCGCGAGCTTGGATGAGTATTGCGTTACGGTCCGCTATAAGAAGCGTTAGAGGGTCAATATTGGCCCCTATGATGATGTTTTCAAGCAACCTCTCTAGGGCGACGCCCTTTTTTATAAGAGACTGGTTTGAAAGAGTGTCTTCGTCTTTTGCTGTCATGTATCTAATTTCTAAAGATTCTTTTCCATGCAAAGGATGTTCTTTGTGATACCCCACGCCTTTCGAAGGCAGATTTACAAACTCTGTTGGGGCTGTAAAGCTTAGTGGGTTAAACATTTGTGGCGGTGCTTCTCCGCTTTCTGGCTGGCTGTTAAGCCCAAGCCGGTCTGAGTTTCTACTCATTATTTCTCCATTGTATTGTTAATCCGTCACAGCCGCAGGTGGCGTTGTATTATCGCCACCGTTCGAGCTAGATAAGTAAGCATGGTCATATGTTATTGTTAGGGTTACTACTACTAGCTCGTCCGATGTATAATCAAGATTGCCAAACTTGACATCCGTTATGAATGCTCCTTCGAGCAACCAACTATCCAAAGGCTCACCAGAGCCATTCAATTGTTCTATTGTAAGGTTTGCAAGTAAGCCACCATGTGACTTCGCAATTCCACTATCTTTACTTAGATCTTTGGGACTATAACCAGAAGCACCTAGGTGTTTAAGCAGTGCATCTACTTGCCCGCCAACATCAACTAGTTCAATGTTAATTGGGTTCCACACTGCGATGCCTGGGATATTTATTTCGTGGTTTATAAGGCGATATTTGCTTGAACTAATGTTAAAAGAAGGTTTATCAACCTTTTTTATATTCCACCAATAGCTTTTTGTATCACCACCCAAACCAATATCGCCATCAGATGATACTCTAAAGCGATAAGTGCGTTTGGGTTCTGCTCCGTCGGTCCAAAAAGAGGACATCTATCACCTCTCGTTAGGCCTTGAATTGCTCACCATTACCATACGGTGAACCAGATACATCCTTAGATGTGCAAACGGCATAGTCGTATTTCCAAGTTAGATCAATAGTTCTCATATCATCATTGGTATAATCTAGTGTTGAAAACTTAGCAGAAGTAATGAATGGGTGCATCATTTGCCATGCTTCTACAATCTCGCCTGTACCGCTGAGAATTTCTATAGTTACATCACCAACGGCCGCATTTGCACCTGACTTGGTTATAGATGTGGGCTTCGCATTTATTTCAGTTAAACCCTTAATACTATATCCAGAAGCTAGAACAATTTGGTTAGTAATATAAACTGCGTTTGGAGAAATAGGATCTACCAATGTCATGCTGACATCTTGCCACTGAACTCTGCCTGGAAACTTATATTCATTATCAAAAAATGAGTGAGTAACATCTGTAATGTTGTAACTAGGTGTATCAACTGTCTTCGCCCACCACAGTACATCATTAGTTACCCCGTCTAAGGTACCCAATGGACTATTGGCAGCGTTGATATTCGCCATTCTCACACGCCATCGAAAGTTTCTTTTAGGCTCTGTTGTATTGTCTGTCCAAAATCCCATTTTGTATTTCTCCTGTTTACTAGTAAATAGTGTTTATTAAAATTCAACGCCACTTTGAGTGATAACAAAGTCAACAGCAATGAACTCAATAGCTCTAGCCGGCTTTACAAACACTTTTGCGTACATAATATTTCGATCTTGAAGATCCGGTGTCGTTGTTGTTTCGTCTAAAATTACTTTATATTCAGAAACACCAAACTCGTTTTTAAGAGTGAGCAAAACTGGCTCAACTCTAGACTTGAACTTACTGAATGTTGCTCCAACGCTTTGCTCGAACAAGATTGTATTTGCAATATCGCCAACACGCTTCTTTAGGTGAATCATCATTCTTCGAACGTTGATGCGATCCAAAGCAGATGGTGTCTGCTGAAGAGTCTTTTGACCAAAGATGACAGTTTCACCAGTAGCAGGGAAGCGAGCAATAGGGTTGATGTTGACGTCATACAGTGCATCGCGATCTGCCTTGTTTAAGTGCTCTAGAGTTCCAACAACTGATGCTCCACCTGGTCCACCTAGAGGAGCAAATGCTCCACGGTTAAAGCCTGCAGGTGCGAACCAAGGTTGAGAGACGGACTCGGACTTAGAGATTGCGCCGATGGCAGCAACCGATGGCGGCGCCATCAATACTGAGTCGTTACCGTTGGACACATCTTTGATGCGAACATTCGGAAAATAAGTAGCAGCATAAGAAGAATTAAAGCCACTTTCGACTTCGCTAATGATGCTGTTTACGCTTCCGCCTTGCAGTGTGGTACCA